GGCTGACCATGGGTGAAAACCTGGACGACCTGCGCGTGATTGCCATGCACAGTTTCGTTTACGGTACGCTGCTGGACGACGAAAAGATCGAATTCAAGAAGCCGTCCGAAGCCCCGTTCGAAGTGCCCTATTATGCCGGCATGATGGTGGTACATTCGGAAATGATGCCGGTGGCGGCCGGTGCAAATTCGGACGAATATTCCTGCTTCCTTTTCGCACCGGGCGCCTTCATGCATATCGATGAAGTGCCGAACCGGTCGACGATCTATGGCAACGAGGGCACGGAAATCACCCGCGACCCGGATATCGGCGATGGTGGCGGTGCGGATTACCTGACCACACGCCGCTTTGAACTGATCCACCCGGCCGGCATGGATTTTACCGCAAGTTCTCTCGCCAAGAGCCAGGGTGCCAGCCTGGCGGAACTGCGCAATGCCGCCAACTGGGACCGGAAGTACCAGCGCAAGAACGTCAAGTTCGCCTGCCTGAAGGTAAATATCTGACTTATCGCGACAATCCACGTCGATCGACAGGGGCGGCTTCTGCCACCCCTTTTTGTTTTCAACAAGGGTTCAGACATGGACGAGATCATCATGCGCCGCCTGCGGCATCTGCAGATGCTGGAAGAGAACCACGCACGCGTTTTCGAGGAACGCTCCACAAAGGACCGGGACGGAGGCAAACGGGTTACGGAAGAGATCGCCGATACCTTGTCGGCCGACTGGAACCGGAAGCAGTGCTCCGCGAGACACGCGACCGCCTCAAAACCGTTACCGGGCGGCTGGCGAAGCGAGCACTGGAAGACGCAGCAAGCGATGGCAGCAGACTATGCGGGCGTGCAGGCGGCGAACAAGGCCGAATCGGTCTGCGCGCTCGAAGCCTATGAGGACACTTTGCTGTTTCCACCCGCAGCGTAACCAAACGAAAGGCATTATCCTTGTCCGGTACTGTTCATACAGCCGTCGAAATGGCGAATCTGGCACTGTCGCACCTGAAGGAAGCGCCCATTCGCGATTTCGACTATTCCTCCGTCGCATCAAGATGGTTCCGCAATCATTATGCAGCGCATCGCGACGCTTATCTCGCGATGCATGACTGGGACTTTGCCATGGCGCTCGTGCGGCTTCCGGCCGAGGTGGAAAAACCGCCGTTCCGCTGGGCCTACCAGTACCTGAAGCCCGCGAACTGTCTTCGGCTGCCGCAGCAAAGCGTAAACGGCGAGCCGGGCGGGCGTCTGATCCCCTTCGAAGTCACCGGATCTCGTGTTCTGACCGATCAGGCGCCGCCATTCCCCTTGCGCTACGTGAAGAGAGTGACGCGGGAAGCGGAGTTTCCGCCGCTTTTCGTTCATGGCTTTGCCCTGTTCCTGGCAGCCGGTTGTGCGCATGTGATCACGGGCAAGAACAGCCGCGCAGAAGCCTTGCGGGAGGCGGCACTGGAAGCTTTCGACAGGGCGGGTACCTTTGATGCCGCCCAGGGAACGCCCCTTCCGATGATTGACCTGGACATTATCACCGACCGATGACCTATCACCTGCAAGCCACTTTCAGCCGCGGCGAACTCGACCCCGAGCTGATCTACCGATCCGATCTGGAACTGTTCCGATCGTCGCTGGCGGAATGCGAGAACTTCATCACCTTGAAACGCGGCGGCCTGCGCCGGCGCGGCGGCACCAGATTTGTCGGTGAATTGAAGGACAGTACTGCCGGGGGCTGGCTGATCCCGTTCGAGTTCGGCAACGGCCAGTCCTATATGCTGGAATTCGGCGACTATTGTTTCCGCGTCTACACGAGCCTTGGGCGGGTCGGCACAGTCGAGGTGGTAACGCCCTATCCGGTGAGTGTCCTGAAAGACCTGAAATTTGTTCAGTCGACGGACACGCTGTTTCTTGCCGGCGGGGGTGTGGCACCGCAGGCGCTGAAGCGCCTGGGTGAACAAGATTGGACGATGGAGCCGATTGCCTTCAGGGACGGTCCCTTTCTGGACGTGAATATCACGCCCACGAACCTGAAACCTTCCAGCACCGGAAATCCGGTGCCGGAAATGACTTCCAATACGGCCCCCAGCGGCACGGTGAGCGCTTCGAACGGCAGTGCCAGCGCCTGGCATGTCTTCAACAGGTCTGAAGGAAAGGTGGTGCTTTCGAGCGGCGCCAGCGGTTGGGTGCAATACGCGTTTCCGAACGCTGTCGTCATCGACGGCTACATGCTGCAGGCGCCCAGCGACAACAGCCAGAACGACGACATGCCCTGGCAGTGGAATATCGAAGCCTCCAACGACGGCTCGGCCTGGACCATATTGGACACTCAGGACGGTCAGGATACCTGGGCCTCGAACGAATGGCGACGGTACGAATTTCATAACGTAACCGCGTTTTCCCACTACCGCCTCAGTTTCACGCAAGGCGGGGGATCTGCCTCAGACAATTCGGCGATCGGCCAGATTGTCTTTCATCAGGCCGGCGACGACCAGGTGGCGTTCGACCTGACGGCGTCGAGCACGGCCGGGATCAATGAGGGTCAGGGTTTCAAATCGACCGATGTCGGGCGGCATATCCGTTTTCGCGGTTCGGACGGCTACTGGCGATGGTTCAAGATCATCAGCTGGACGTCTGCAACCCTGGTCAAGGTGCGCGTTTACGGCCAGTCCCTGCCGGACACAAAGGCGCAAAGCCTGTGGCGGCTCGGAGCCTGGTCCAACGAGACCGGTTGGCCCGCCACGATCGGCTGGCACAAGAGCCGGCTTGTCTTCGCCGGCACCAACAAAGAGCCGCAGAAGATCTGGGAAAGCCAGACTGAGGATTTCACCAATTTCTCGGTCTCTCATGTGCTGCAGGCCTCCGATGCAGTAACGGCCGGAATACTTTCGGGGCAGGTGAACCGCATCCAGTGGCTCGTGGACGATACCGACCTGATTGTCGGTACTTCGCGCGCAGTCCGTGCCGTCGGCAAGGCGACGGACCAGGACCCTTTTGGTCCCGAAAATGTGGACCAGCGGCCGGAAACGAATTTTGGCGCCAACAGCGTCAGCCCGATCAAAGTCGGGTCGGTTCTACTTTATTTCGGAGCCTACGGCACGGATATGCGCGAGATGGCTTATGACCTCGCGGCGGACGGGCGTGTTTCGCAATCCATAAGCGAATTCCAGTCGCACCTGTTCCGCGCCGGCATTTCCGGTGCCTGCTACCAGCAATATCCGGACAGCATAGTGTGGCAATGGGACCGGAACGGTCGTGGCATCGGCTTCACCTATGAACGGCAGCAGCAGATCTATGGCATGCATCGTCACGATTTCGGCGGTGTCGTGGACTGTCTTACCGACCTTTCCGGCGATCTGGCTGACGAAATTTGGCTGATCGTCAACCGTACGATCAACGGAGAGGTGAAAAGGTACATCGAAATCCTGCAGGCGCCGTTTTCGGGTGGTGCCGCAGAGGATGCCTGGCATCTCGACTGCGCGTCGAAATACGAGGGGCAAGCAGTGAACACTGTGACGGGTCTTGGTTACCTGGAAGGGATGGAGGTCGTTCTCTATGCGGACGGCACCGATTACCGAACGAAGGTTCACCAAGGCAGCGTCAACCTGCCTAACGGCCAGACCGCGGAGAAGATCCTTGTCGGGTTGGATGTCACTGCCCGCGCCAAGACCTTGCCCTATCCCGTCTCCAGCCAGGACGGGGCCGCGACCGGGAGAAAAATGAAAATCGACAGTTGCCGCATCGCCGTTCTCGATACAGGCACGCTAAAAGCCGGATCGGACGAGACTTACCTGGACGAACTGATCCATTACCGTGCGGGCGATTCGTCCGGCGAACCGGCGCCGCTGCGCACCGGAATATTGGATCGGACCATCGACACCAGGTGGGAGGATGGCGGCCAGCTGACTCTGGTCGCCGCAGGCGGCAAGCCGTCAACCATATTGGCCGTCAATTTTGGCCGGGATCTGGAGCCCTGACACATGTGCCACCCAGCAATCGTTGCAGCCGTCTCCGTCGCAGGATCTCTTGCGGGGGCGGCTGTGCAGTCGAACGGTATCCGCCAACAGGCGGAAGCAAATGCAATAGCGGAAGAGCGTCGGGCGGAATTCGCCGACCGCCAAAAGGAAGTCAATCAGACCCAGGCGTCTTTCGAGCGTCGCCGTACACTGGAAAGGCACCAGAAGGTTCTGGCCAGCAACCGGGCTGCAGGAGCGGAACGGGGACTTTCTGAAAGCGGGTCCCTGACGGATGTGATGGATGACAATTCCAACGAGGCTGCACAAACCATCGAGGCGATCCGCTATCGGGCGGAAGGGGAGCGAGACAATCTTACCTTTGAGGCCGGATCAGCTCGGCAGCGGGCGCATTCCTACCGACGGGCGGGTCGAACGGACGTTGCCGGCACGATGCTGGGTGCTTTCACGGGTGCCGCGACAACGCTAGGCGGCGCTTTCTACAAAAGCCTTTCATGACGGTTCGACAGATCCAGGAGACAGATTTGGCACGATTGGAAAAATTCAGCGGGGCCGAAGCTCTCCCCGGCACCCGCCAACCGCAAGTTATCGCAGACACTGTCGTAGGTGAGGCGACCGAGAAATTCGGCCGGCAGATCCAACAGAGCGCCGGGGCTGTCGCCGACCTTGGCCGTTTATTACAGAGGCATCGCGACCGGGTGGCGGAACTCGAAAGCCAGCGTTCGGCGCAAGACATTGATGTCAGCCTGAAGCTAAAGGAAGACGAAGCCCGGAAAAATCCGGAACCCGGGGCACTCAACCTGGCCCAGAACATGCTCTCCCATTTCGACAAGGTGAGCGAGCAACTGTTGAAGGAGAAGCCGAAACCTGTTCGGGAGCGGGTGGAAAAGGTTCTTGCGGATCGTCGTCCCGAAGTAGCCTCACGGTATGCGAAACTGGAATATAATGAAAACCAATCCTACTTTCGTACGGAAGTTGCAAATCTCTATCATGGATTGATTTCTGGGGTGCGGAACGCTCCGGAGACGTTCCAGAAAGCGGCCGCTTCGATGGAGGCGCTGATTTCGGAAACTCCCTTGCCGGGCGCGGAAAAGCGGAAAATCCTGGCGTCCGGCGTTAATGCGCTGCGGGAAGCCTGGTTCAAGACCCTGCCACCGGCCGAACGACTGCGGTATTTCACGGAATTGGAGCTCCGGGCAAAAAACGGCGAAGCCATAGAAGCGGGCGGGTTCACGGCCGCAGCAGGGCATGAAGGAATTGCAAATTCGAGCAAAACGCCACGTGGTGAACAGAAGTCAGTTTCAGAAGAGTTTCTCCATCGGCTT